TCAATTGAATATTCAAATAGGTAGCTATCTAAATCTATTCCAAAATCAGGTTCACCTAACACCTCTCCTTTACTTGTAAAAAGAGTCATTTTTACCTGTTGAATAGCTGATTCTAATTCATCACTAATCTCTACGCGGTCTCCTAAATATTTAGGATCCTCATCTGTTCGGGTATAAAAATCTCTAAGATTTGCCATAATTATTGTCTTGTTAAATACATCCAGTCTGGAGTGTTTTCACCCTTCATCATTGCTTTAACATCTTCCATCTCCTTTTCAGCAGTGGTTACGATATTTTGATAATTTACGGTAACTCCTCCAGGAAGAGTATAATTAAATGTTTGGAGCATGTGAGCTAATCTCACTTTTGCATGGGAACGAACATATCTTTGAAACATCTCGTCCTCAAACAATTTATCTTGATCAAGTTTTTTAAATACTCGAAGAACTGCTGGAGTCTTAGGTGTTCTTCCTATTACTCCAAGTAATTTACTGTTTTTATTATAGTCATATGCAATAGTATCAATCATCATTGCTTTAGTTAAGTCAAGGAATGAAAACATTACTGTTCGATACATAATACTCTCCCCAATAAATGGAGTTAAGAAGATCTCAGCACCAATAAATTTTTGCTCTGCAAAATCTCTATCGATCGTTCCAAAGATAGATCCTCCCTTTGCCTCTTTAAAATCTACTACAAACTGAACACAGTCAGGTAGTTGAATTTGACGAAGTTTTTTAAATGTCTCATTTTGAAACAAGTCTAGGGGTAAGAGTAAATATCTACTCTCTACCGCATGTCTCCAGTTATCCCAAAAATATCTAGAATCATTCTCAATAATACGCTTTACCTCCTTTTCAGGAAGACCGTATGGTAGAGCACCTGAGAAGGTAATCTCATCATTTATGTCCTGTATTAATTCCTGTTCCGTCATCTTCTTTTATTGATTTGATCCCGTTCCTCCACCTCTTTCATCACTAAATCTAACACTTGACTTATCGATGTTTACATTAAATTCTCTGTCTCCCATTGATCTACCTAGAGCTCTTTGGTTTTTACTAGCAATTACTGAATCCTGCTTTCCGGCACGATCCATTGAACTTCTCATTACCTGGTCTAGCGACTGATCCTTTATCTTCTTTTTCCAATCACTATGGAAGATCATGTTCATTGCTCGAGTAATATCAACCTCTTGAACATTGCCATCATACCGGTTTGGGTTTCTTGCAGCTTTTTCGTTTGCTAGTTCCCTAGCTATTGCCATAATCGAAGTATAAAGTCCACCCAGTGCACCTTGTACCATGCCTTTAAAATTAGTTGGATACACCACTTCCTTAGTAGATTCATTGATAAATTGATGATATGTTTTTATATTTCTTTCCATTATGCTGTAGGTGCGGCCGGTGTTGCTGGTGCTGTTGGTGCAGGTTGATTTGCAGCAGCAGTCTTTTGTGCAGTTTGACTCTTAGTAACGGCAATGTCATACGCAGCCTGTATGTCCAAAACTTTTTTATCTTGGGCAGCTTTTTGTAAATTTATTTGATTCTGTAAAGTTTTCTCCTTTTGCAAAGTGTTATATTGAGTTAAAAGTGCAGGATCAGTAGGTACACCTTCCTCTTTAATCATTTGAGGATTCGCACCAGCTGATATGTCATCAGACACCTTTTTTTCAGCATTTTGAAAGCCCTTAAAACTTTTTACGTAAGCCATTTTAATTTGCTTTTTTATTATTTATTTGTAAATTTTCGAGTAGTCTCGACAAATTCCTGGTATGATAAAACCTTAGTCTTTTTCTCCATTCTAGGATTAGATCCGAATGCGCTGCTTGCACTTCTTCCTGCAAGGAACGGAGAATTATTCCAATGAGTTGGAGTGGTCCCAGATGATCCCGAATAGAACATCATTGCATTTGCACGCTTAGTATCGGGCTGCATGATTCGTTCAGCAGGATCTGGCTCCATCATTATCGCGCCAAAGCCTTCAACTAGTCTCTTTAGCCTCATCTTATGCTTGTGGAAAGTCTAACTCTTGTGCAGGCTGATCTAGTGAAAATTCAGGAGCTTGCGGTTCCATTTGTTTTGAGAAGTTAACGTCAGTATCATCTGCAGTAATGTCTCCAGTCTCTTCAGGAGCTTCACCAGTAGTTTGGTTAAGGAGCTCTTCAGTATTTGACTCGATAAATTGTCTAAGTCCCATACAAATAAGAGGATTGATTGTATCACAACGATCAAGCAGTTCTTGCACAGTTAGAGTCATTACATCAGGTTGAGGCAATGCAAGCTGCTCCTGTTCTGGTTCATTTTGAAAGTCAAAATCCGGCATCATCTCAGCTGGAGATTGAACTGGAGTAGGTGGAGCCATTTGTGGCATCTCTTGAGGAAGTGGCATTTGGCCATTCATTGGTAGCTGTTGAACATCATCCGCCTCATAAAGTCTCTTAATACGCATAATTTAAAGTTTATTTTATAGTGTTATTTATTTGGAAACCTAATCGTCGTTTTAAGATATAATAAACTATGAAGGAAAAAGATATATCTGCACGACAAGCTGCACTAAATAGTGCTCTTCGTGATGCAATACTTAAGAAAATTGATGTGATTCGGGAAAATATTGTTTTTGATAAAGGCTCAGATAAATCATCGTATTTTCAAATGTTAATAATGGTGGATGAAGATTTAGATGATGTCCTACTTAATTGGGAATATGATTCAATTAATCCAAGTCTTTCTTTTCTAGACTCAGACGACCTAGACGATGAGGACGACGACTAGTCTTCTTTTTCTTTTTTGGGTTTGAACCATATGTAGTCCATCCATTTGGTCCCTGATTAATACTTGCAAGATCTAGGAACTCTTTAAAATTTTCTACTAATCTTATCATGTTAGTGACTCATTAGAACACCGCCGATAGATGAAGAGTGAACCGCAAGATGATTAATTGATTCAATGTCAAGTTTTGTTTTTCTCTTTGTATAGTCTACACAAAGCACTCCTACAAACTTATCATCAATTGTCTTTATTGCAAATAGGTATCCTGATTTGCAACCAGACTCTTCAGCGACATATTTTAAACCATATGTAGCTATTTTATCATCTTTATAATCACTAATCTCAATAATATTCGCATCTAATAATTGATTCATAGATCGAGTAAATAGGTTAACTGGGATATTTTGAAAGTTTGTTTGAATTGATGTAGTATTAGGTGAAACAGTTTCATAAATAACACTAAACTTTGCTATTGATTTACCTGTTGGATAAAAGTGACCACCGTTATGAAATTGACTAACCCAAACACGGTCCGCTTTAAATTCTTCTCTAATATGATCTAGTCTAGCCATTACTAATTCACCTATTCTAAGAGCATCAGTCACCATATCAGGCTTGTCCTTATTCTTATCTAATCTATTTTTGATTAGAATTATTAATACTGGTCCTAGTACACCAGTTATGAAAGCTATTGCTATTGAAGTAAATGAATTCATCCCTAAATCTTAAAATTTTTATTACATATTGCATCCGCAAGAATATCCATATTCATTTGAAATAGGAACTTCTCCGCACTCTTCGCAAGTATCATCATCTTCTCCACAATCTTCACACTCATCATCTGGCATATAATCGCTTTCATCAAAAAGGTTTGGATAATCTCCATGATCTTCATTGATAAATTGAGCGAATCCCTTTACTAACGTAACACTCTCTTCTACTTTCTTTTTAGGATTTGCACCAGCTTCAGGATTTCCTTCTTCTGTCTCGTCCTCATCTTCTTCTTCCTCGTCAGCTTCTCCTTCTTCTTCCTCTGGAGATTCTTCATCTTCTTGGGGAGCATTCATATCTTTAGTATTATTGGCAGAAAATGCCGGAGATCCTTCCTCTCCAGGTTTAGCTGGAGTAGCTTCATAGTTACCAGCAACTGGTCTATTTGGTCCTATTTGAGGTTGATCGTATGTTTCTTGGTCAAAGCCTTCTTCGAAATTAGCGGCAGCGTTTTTAATATCGTCTACGCTAGCTGGTTCAGTACTTCCGTTAGAATATTTATCAGAAAATTCTAAAAAATTTAAAACTCTACCTGGCATTGTGTATAATTATTTTAGTTATTTATCTTGACCTATTCTTTAGTTTAGATGATAACTTTTAAAAAAATACAATACTATGTCAATTAAAGTAAAGGACGAATATCGTCGAAATGATTTAAGTCTTTCTCCTGGAGGATCTGACGTTACTGCAATAATGAGTAACGGTAAGAAATTAACCTATGATAAGATTAAATCTATTGAAAAATACTGTGCACGACTAAAGGGTGAGCCATTAGTTATGGAGATCCTAGTGGACGGTGAATCATATTGGAAACGTAATCAATAAAACCTAGAATATGACTGAGGAAATAGAAAAATTGATTGATCTACACTATGCAGACTCAATTGAATTACCTGAAAACCGACTACTTTGTTTTAAAAGAGTCCAAGATTACCGACGCACTGACCGTCAGGCAGTAAAAGTATCGATTGATGATCTTGAAACTGAGACAAGCACTGAATTAGGTATATACTTTGACGCTGTGTGGAAATTTAGTTCGCCAATGAACGAAAGAACCTTTTGGCAAAATGCAAAATCACATGCTGAAGAGTTTAAAGAAGTCTTTGATCGCATGCGAGTAAAAGTTCCTAGGGCACATGCGATACGGTTCAACATGCTTACTGGCAGAACTTCATCACAATTAGATAAATTAACAACACTCTTTAAAAGCGAACTAGATGAGCACAATGTATAAAAACACAGAGGTTGACGTTGAGATTGAATTTGATGATGTCATGGAATATATTACAGACTATGCATCAGACTCTGAAATAGCCACGATTCGCAAAGAAATCGGTGAAATTGAGGCAGATGAAAAGGAGAGGTCGAATACTCTTGAAGGATCATATGTTCGAGAAGAAAAAATGATTCTATTTGAGTTGGCTGCAAAGAAATATACTCTTGAAGAGCTTGAGCAAAGGCTCGGTAATAAATTTGATTTAATGTAAAAAAAGCCGAGTTTAACTCGGCTTTTTTATTTACATTTTATATGCTTCTTTAAATGATGTGTATCCATTCGTAAATCTTCTCCAGTCAAGTTCTTTTTCATAAGATACTCCTTCGTCAATTAGGAATTTAACTAAATCCATTGCATTTTTTCGATCTGCTGCAAGTAGTGGCATTCTTCCGCTTTCAAACATTTGAACAGATCCTTCATTAGTCGTAAATCCTTCAATTACGACTGTGCCCCAATCAGAATCCTTACCTACTATTTTAAAGTTTGAACCAGATTTTTGTCTAAGCTCAAGATTAGTAACTGATAAGTAAACTTCGTCTCTTTCATATCCACTGGTTGGCATACCTACTAATTTAACCTCAGTCACTTGATTTGTCCCATATTGCTTACCGTGAGCAGATACTCGATCAGCAAATAAATCCATTTTTCTTCCTCGTAAATTAGTTTCGATTTCTCTCCACTTTTTACCTGAGACTTCGTTTATATAACCTTCAAAAGTTTTAACCATCATATCATCTTCTCCAAGTGGACCAAGGTTAAACGAATTCACGATTTCTCTATTTGCAGGAATACCTACACTATTCTTTAAAAAGTTATAAACTTCTTGTACATCATCTGCAGATGATGCAATATGATCAACTGCCCATTCATGGCCACCCTTTAGGATTTCATCAATTTGAGCATGATCCATTTGTACAAGCTCGTCAATCATTCTTTTTAGAGTTTCAAGGTTTCCAAAAAACATATAATTTAGGTCAGATTCACGGTTTTTCATACACCTATTAGATGTTCCTTCACATCCACATGAACATTCATTAATTCTCATATCTAATTTATTTTTTAATTACACCCTTAGCAATTAAGATATCCTTTTTTGTAACAAGGCCGTCTCCGCTCATATCTGGAAAGCCTTTATCTTTTTTAGGCTTCTTCTTTATCTTAGTATCTTCTTTAGCTACTTTAGCTTTAGCCATTTGTTTCTTACCCTCATTAATAAATTGATTAAAGCTCATAATTCCTCTAGACTCATTCGGCATTTCACCGACGACTGCAGTTGGAGCAACTACTCCGCTCTCAATCTGCTCAGGAGAAGCTGGAACAACCGTCTCTTTAGTTGATGTATCTAATTCTACTGATTTAATAAATCTAACTGTAATATCAGGAATCTCAATTCCGTCTCCACCGGTTCCTTTCAATACTTGTGTAACATTACCTAGCTTAATTCCTTCTACTATATCACCAGTGATTGAATCATCTAGATTAAATACTAGTGCTTCTGCATCGTTTTTAGATGTATCGTTTTTAGTATTTAAGATGATCAGCTTAATATCTTTAGATTTAGTTTCATTTGTTTTATCTTTCCACTTAGCATCCTCTTTAGATACTGACTCGCCGGTCTCAAGCGCATCCATATCCTTCATAGTTAGTGTGACCTCTAGGATATTTTCTTTCGCTAGGAGTTCAAAGTCTTCTAATTTATCAGTAGGTAATGCTTCAGGCAAACTTCCAGGTGTCCCCATCTCTTCTGGATCAAGTGGCATGCCCATCTGTTCAGCTTCGTAAATTTTCGTAAAGTTAAAATATTTATGCATAGTGCTTTTTATTTTTTATTATTTATTCTGAATATATCTTTGAATATAGTTCTGATAGTAATTCAATGATTTCTTCAATTGTTCCATCTCGGCGTAACTCTTTAAAGACTAGATTTTCTACCGCAAATTCACCGCCTTTTGCAAGACCCTCTTTACGATCATTCATGATCTTCTTTTTAATACGATCTAGATAATCATACATGTTTTGAGCTTCATCACCCTCAGCAGAGCGAGCCTTTGCCTTCACCATCTTGATTTCAGTCTTAATGACTCTCATCTTTTCATCAATATCCTTCTGATCAAAGTTAGGTTCACTCCAATTAGGAACAATAATCCACCTATCTCTAAGTATTGAAAAGAGACCTGATGCAACGTGTTGTTCGTCCTTGTGTTGAACATAGCACTCAACATCGTGTCCTCTAAGAATTACAGGATGGCGTAAGTTCCACATAAATCGCTGACCATCTAGTGCTTTTCTAACTAGCTCTAGGTTTCCATCAATCTGTGCAAAATCAATAATTATATGTACGTCTAGGTCTGAGTCCTTATTCCAATTAAAATTAGCGATTGAACCAGTCAATTGGATATCCATAATTGGAACTTCTAATTTTAGTGAAGACCAGAAATCGTCAGCTACTGCAAGCAATTTTGCTCGTATTGCCTGGTCCATCTTACCCTCTTCCCAGAACTTAGGACAAAGGTCACGATTGTATTCTACCTTTTCGTTGATCCATTGATTAAAAGTATTTGCTTTATGCTTCAAAACAGTAAAGATGATTTATTTTATTTATCTAGGATATAAGTATCTTAATAATGACACTTGCTCTAAATAAATAATTTATATGAACATGTACATTAAACCGTTTGAGCCAATTAATGAGTCCATGAAACAGCATGGAATCCTGCTAATCAAAGGCAAGCCTAGGGGCAAGAACAAGGAACAGATGCTTTTTGCAACTCACGTAAATACTTGGGCAGAACTTCGTCCAGGTGCAACGATGATGTTCCTCTCTGATATATTCTATCGTGTTATTAAAGAGGGTGATAAGATTAAGGGAGTAAAAATCAATTGGAGAAGCGAAGATTCACTAAAGGATGCTCTTAATTTTAAGGCTCCTGGTAAACTTAGTGTAGTTCTTAATAATAACAAGACACCATACCACTGGAAGACACTGAAGCATACTAATTTAAGAGACGCTCTTGACTCAGTCGAAGGAGACATTAGCCGAGAAAATTTTATATTCGAATCAGCTGATTCGTTAGAATCAATTAAGAAGATTGTTACAACTGATGCAACTGATGCAATCTTTAGAGAAGGAACGAACGTTATTGTTCTCGACTGGGCTATTCCGGAAACTAATTTTGCAGATATGGTTACTGACAATGATCGACATGGTTCAGAAATGACAGAATGGGAAGCTACATTTGACTGTCTATATGTAGGTCGACCTGAATTAGATGAAGAACTTAAGGAAATGGAACTTAATCGATTTGAAGTTACTATCACTTTTGAGTCAAACTTTTCATATCAACAATGGTATGATCCAGGAGATCGAGATACTCCACCAGATGGGGATATTGAAATAACTGATATTGATACCAAAATAACAAATATGCTAATCGGTGGAATAGAGTCAGAAGATACTTTTGAGCTGGCTAAAATCGTTAGTGGCATGGATGGAGAAGACTTTGAATCATTCATCAAGAAAAAACACGAAAAATTTATTTAACTTTTCCTAATTCTTAAGTACAATATTAAAAAAGTACTTGATGGAATCTTCAAAGGAAAAACTTGATGCTTATCTCGAATCAATAGGTGGGCTTGAAAACGGTTGGCGACCTGACCGTCCACCAATAAAGGATGCTCACTATTTTGAGTGTAATGAAGGCTGGTATCCGCTAATTCAAAAACTTATCGAAGACCTTATCCAACTCGGTTGGGACAAACAGGTAACTCAAGTAAAGGAAAAGTTCGGTGGACTTCGGTTCTATATCAATGAAGGATCCGATGAAGTACACACTCGAATTACTAAAGCTGAAGGTGAAAGCTACACCATCTGTGAGATGTGTGGAGAAGCTGGTGAAATTAGAAGGGATACTGGATGGTACCGAACCCTATGCGAAGCACATCATATTGAAATCAAAGATAGGAAACGATGACAGAATTTAGATTCTATAAAGAAGAGACACACCGGTGGTATGTTGACCTGCCTAAATGGGAAGGCCCTAAAGCTGCACTAGAAATGGTCGACGGTGCCGATACTATGTTAGAATACATGGCAGAAGGTTTAGGAGAAGTCAGAGCTATTCTTTCCACCAGAAAAGTAGATAATGCATATCACCTACACTTTGTACGAGAGACTCCTGAAATAGGTGAAGGTGCTCAATATTACCTTGAAGAATATATCGGACTTACGATTAATTTAAGAGTCTGGTTATGTGACGTCACAAAATTTGTCTTTGGAGACTTTCCTAAAGATATTTGGATCACACCTATTAATTAGTCAAAACCCTTTAGTATAATATACGTATGAAATTATTTTTAGATGATATTCGCCAACCTAAGGATGCTTGCTATCTTGTCCTAAATCCGGCTCTCTATTGGGAGGACGATTGGGAAATAGTAAAGAACTATCCTGAATTTTGTGCATGGATCAAGAGAAATGGTCTTCCAAAAATAGTATCATTTGATCATGATCTAGCTGATGTTCACTATGAAGTCGACTTCAATGACTGGAATGACATGACTGCAGATCAACTTGGAGTTGAAGAGACTGGATTAGATTGTGCCAAATGGATGGTAGAATACTGTTTAGATAATGGTTTTAAATTACCTGAATACCATGTACACTCTGCGAATCCAGCAGGAAAGAAGAATATACAGGGATATTTAGATAACGCTAAAAAACACCTAGAATTATGAGTGAGAATATATTTGAAAAATTAACAGCTTTTTTAAAGACTGAAGAAGGGAAACGATCTATCACAGAGTTTGGTAAAAAAATGAAAGCTGCTGATGATTACAAGAAGCTTAATATTGAACGCTTTAAAAAATATGCAGAACATCGACTCGATGAAGTGCTTGAAAGGATAATTGACAAGTACGATTCAGACGAATACGTTCGTCGAGAATATAGATTAGGCTATGAGCCTAGAGAGACTCTTCTTTGGGTCGCATTTAATTATGCCGAAGAATATTGCAAGCCTTGTGAAGATCCTGAATATGCAAACACTTTTACTGGAGCGATGTATACTATTGGCTCCTATGTGATTCAAGTAATGCACGGCCAAGGGTCGGTGGTTAAAATAGAAAAAATAAAATAAAAACAACTAACATGTCAAAAATTAGCACGCTCAATCTCGCATATCCTGAAAAATCAGATATTAAGTTCGAGAAGACAAAATTTCCTGATGGACAACAGTCAATTAAGATAACTTCAGGTGTAGCCTCTGAAATAGCAATTAAAATCTATTCAAGATTTACTAATTTTCAGGACTTAGAACTTATTCTTTGCGCTACCGCTGCTCTAAAGAATATGGGAATGACTGATATTTTTCTCTATGTTCCATACTTCTTAGGCGGTCGTAGTGATCGTAAGTTCGAAGACGGCTCAATCAATTATATCAAGGATGTAGTTGCTCCAATTATTAATGCACAGCACTATAAAGGAGTTCTAGTCCTGGATCCTCATTCTGACGTAATCGAAGCGTGTATTGATCGACTAGACAAGATAGACAACTATAGTCTAATCAAAGCTGCTCTTACCGCAATTGATAATACAAATGCTGCTCGAGAAAAGATGTGTATTATCTCTCCAGATGCTGGTGCACTTAAGAAGATTTATGGAGTAGCTAAGCATTTCGATATCCGAGAAGTTGTGACTGCATCTAAAGTCAGAGACTTGACAACCGGTAAGATCATATACACTGAACTTCCGCAGATCGATGGTTCCCGTGGAAAAAACTTTGTAATCATCGACGATATTTGTGACGGAGGTCGAACATTTATTGAAGTTGCAAAAGCTATTCGCGAACAGAGACCGCTGGACTTATTTGGTGATAAAATCTACTTGATTGTCACTCATGGAATATTTTCAGCTGGTCTACTTGAACTTTTCAACTATTTTACTGGTGTTTACTGTACAAATAGTGTCAAGGATATCAAAGTCGACGAATATTCAGACTATGCTGTCGATAATAGCTTCTTAACCCAATTTAATATATTCTAATGAGAGTAATCAAACCACCGCACCCAATAAGTAAAGCTGGTGCAAATATCCGGACTATCTTCCTAGCTGGCAGCATTGAAATGGGAATCGCAGAAGACTGGCAAACGCAAGTCGAGAACTACTTTAAAGAGTATCCCAAGGATATTGTTATTCTTAATCCTCGACGAGATGAATGGGATTCAAGCTGGCAACAGACTATAACTAATCCTCAATTTTATCAGCAAGTAAACTGGGAATTAAATGCACTAGAAAAGGCTGACCTGATCATCATGTACTTTTCTCCAGACACAAAATCACCAATCTCTCTACTTGAATTCGGCAAGTTTGCAGATTCTGGAAAGATGCTAGTATGTTGCCCGACTGGCTTTTGGAGAAAAGGCAACGTTGATATCGTATGTGAACGATATGGAATACCTAACTATGCAAAGTTAGAAGAATTATTAGAAGACATTAGAAACAAAGATTTAATATGATGGATTTTTTAGAATTTACGTTCAGATCATTTTGGACATTTATTGGAGTGCTGATTCTAGTCTCAGTACCCCTAAACTTTTTATTTAAGATGTGGAACCGTTTTTGGAGACACATAAGTATTCGTAAACATGGATATCCTCCGGTTCATTGTGATGCAGATGGAGATTTTCCAAAAAAGAAGGACTCAGATGAATAAGTATCAATTAATCGTAATGACTGGCGATCGCGTAGATCGCTACACAGTATTTGCAGAAAACTTTAGTACTACCACAAATAGTGGCACTTCTAGTGGTTTCTATTCATTCTATGCAGATCGTAAACTTGTTTGCTGTTATCCAATTGAGAGGACAATAATCGTTTCAATAGAAGACGTCGATGAATAGGATAGATGGAGACTTGATCCAGCTTGCTAAAGAGGGCAAGTTTGACGTGATTGCACATGGTTGTAATTGCATGAGTACTATGGGAGCTGGTATCGCTCCTCAAATGGCTAAAGAGTTTGGATGTGACCGTTTTGATATGGAAAGACGCGGTCGAGACATTAATAAATTAGGCAACATTGATTACGAAACCCTTTATTGGGAAGACGATAAGTATTGGACTAAGTATCCAGATGAAGATGGAAAATGGGTTTCACATAAGTTAACAGTAGTAAATGCATACACTCAATATAATTATGGTCGTAATCATAAAGATGGTGCAACTGCTCCATTCGACTATGAAGCCTTTACCTTATGTATGAGAAAAATCAATAACCTATTTGGAGGCAAACATATTGGCTTGCCAAAAATTGGTGCAGGCCTTGCTGGAGGAGACTGGGAAAGGATTGAAAAAATTATTGAGAAGGAGCTTTGGTTTTGTGAGGTGACTATCGTTAATTATGTAAAATAATCTAACATATTTTAATTGTTGCAGTATTTAGTAGTATTCTTATCTTAACCAATTAAAATTTAAGTCATGAAAAAGTCAGTGTTAGGCTTCGCGTTATTAGTAGGAATGATTAGTAACTCTCAAGAAAAACTTCAAATTACTCAATACCAAGCATTAACACAATCTGAATACGCATCTTTAAAATCATATGGTATTAATTATGTATGCCCATTGGGTAGAAATACACTACTTAATGATAAAAAATATTTTGATCTGCTAACTAGCGGAAGCAAGAAATTATTAAAATCAGATATTGAAAGATTTAAGAAATGGAATACATCATATTTTTCGTTAGATCCAAATAAATCTGATACGTTAATGATGTCATCTAGTTTTCACGATAGAACATATATTCCATGGAACGTACCAATTACTGGTTACTATAAACATGAAATCAATAATGACAATATTGAATACATTGAAATCGTAGAGTATAAGATATTTTATCCTGGTTTAAAAACACATGATCAATTAATGTATAACTTTACTATTTTGATCAAGTATCGAAGCGAGCAATTAACGAAACTTATACCTGCTGGATATTTTGAAGACGACTGTGGCCAATGTCAAGTATACTAGTCGTTTATATAAGTTATAGTTTTTTAGCTACTGGTGCAGTTGTTGTGGTCGGTGTAGCAACAGTCAATGGTTTAATTGCTAACCATAGTGTTCCTGCAAAACCACTAGGCTGCGTTTTATAAGTATCTAAATTTCTAACTACATGACTTCTAAACTTGTCCTGTATAACAGTATTTGATCCTAATTTAGTACACCATGCTGTAAATACTTCTCCAGTTAATCCTGCTTCAGTTAATGGCAAAATATCATCATTAGTAATTCCTTTCCAGCCAGCTGCAACAGCCGGATAAAAATTCTGTCTATCCATCGGTCCACTATCAGTTGGATTTATTGCTTTACCAGTAGTTGAAATAAACACTGAACCTGCATAAAAAGGCATAGGCGTACCTAATTTGTTTGGCTCTAAACTATATACATTAAATGACTGTTCATTCATGAGAGCTCCACCCTGTGGGTTAGCTGAAAGTTTTGCACAAATATAATATGTTGATCCAGCATATGCAACAGTTTGGCCTTTAATAGTATTCCAATTACCTTTATGTTTAGCCAAAAATGATTTTGCGGCTGCTGCCAGGTCTGGATTGCCTGAAAGAGCTTCATTCAGAGCAAATCCTCCATGTTTTGAACGATACGATTCGTTAAGCCAGTTTTTGAAGTTTAAAACATTTGACATATTTTGATGTTTTCTTATTATTTATCAAATAAAATTTAAAAATATTTTAATTTTTATCCAGGTTAGAGTATTTTAATACTAAATAAAATTATAATGGGATTAGACATTTATCTTTATAAGTATCAGGATTTTGAGAAAACTCAAAAGGCTAAGAAAGAATACGAAGAATTTTCAGAAAAACTATGGGAAGGTCACGAATATGACACAATGGCACAAGAGGTAAAAGACGAACTTCGCTCAAAAGAGAAAGAATTTGCTGAGAGCCTAGGTCTTGATGAATATGGAGACGATAAGACAGGTAAGGAATGTGTAGAGTTACCTCATCCAGATTATCCTGATCACTATTTCAAAATAGGCTACTTCAGAAGCTCATATAATTCTGGTGGACTTGAGAGAATACTACGCAATTTAGGACTACCTACAATGCATGATATCTTTCAAAAAGAGGATGATGAGTATACGTTTCAACCTGACTGGCAAGATGCTTTAACTAGAGTAACTGAAATAATTGCTCTATTTAAAGAGAAAGGTGCATATCGAGTAAACACAGTCTCGGCAAATATGTTTAGTGAACCTGACATAAAATCTGAGTTTGCTGCACTTAGTGCTTTTATCGATGAGACCAGTCGAGAAAATAGACTTAACTCAAACTATTCTAATAAGACTGGTGAGTTCTATATGGCTGAACCACTTAAAGTCTTAGCGATTATACCTGGAAAGTCCACCCTCTTTAGAGAACGTGAATGTGTATACGTAGTGACTGAAAGCGACAACTCATGGTATGAACACGCTCTTGAAATTGTGAAGGCAACTTGTGAACATGTCATTGCACAAGCAGATATCAATCAATATTACCTACACTGGAGTGGATAAACATGACAAACCTGCATTGAGCGACTTTCGAGCAATCGCTACTGGCGAATACTGTATTGAGATCACAATATCAAACGAATTAGATCTCACTGGTGCTTCGCTAAAGATCTTGGGAGAAAATAGAAATTTTCTAACTGAGATAAAAAACCTAGAATACGTCACAACCGTATGTACCTATTCTGGAAACCCAATGTTTGTTGAACTACATACTCCGACTGGACTATCAGTTCAATACGTCAAAGGTTCGGGCAAAGAATTCTATAAGAACTTTAATAATAACTAAATATGTTTAAGCCAATCACGCTTTTTTATTCTGATGGATACAAGATAGGCCATCGTAAAATGTTAGCACCAGGAACAGACTTTCTATATGGAACCTGGATTCCTCGCAGCACAAAACACGCGCCTAAAGGTGTTACTAAAATTGTTTCATTTGGTCAGCAACTAGTAGTTCGCTGGTTACATGACGAATACCAAGAGAATTTTTTTAGTCTCCCTAAAGACGAAGCTCTAAAGTTTGGTCAGGACATGTCAATGTATCTAGGAATGGAGTTCGACTCTACTCATTTTGGTGAACTACACGACCTAGGTTACTTGCCTATTCGTTTTAAATCTCTACCTGAAGGAATTGAGACTAGTCCAAATGTTCCTCATATGACTTTCGTTAATACTGTTGCAGGATTTGCATGGTTGACTCTTTATCTAGAGACGATTGTCTCCTCTCTTGCATGGAAACCTGCGACGTCAGCCACTATTGCTCTTCAGTACAAAAGAAACCTTGTTAAGTGGGTAATGAAGACTGATCCTGCAAATGCGTGGTTGATTCCTTTCTTAGCTCATGACTTTAGTGCTAGAGGATTAAGCCCATGGGATATGTTATCTAGCGGACTTGGTCACGCTACCTCTTTCAGAGGCTCAGATTCAATCATCGTGATTCCAGGAGCCCGATACTTCTATGGAGAACCTGAAAACGAAGTCAGTATCAATTCTGTAAATGCATCCGAGCACTCAGTGTCTACTACTTGTATCTTTACAATGGGTGAATCACAGATGTTGAAATACTTTATGGATCAATTTCCTACTGGAATTCTGTCAGTTGTATCTGATACATTTGACCTATGGACGTTGATTACTGAATACTTGCCTGAAAATAAAGAACAGATCATGTCACGTGAGGGTAAGCTAGTTATTCGCCCTGACTCAGGAGATCCTGTTGATATTCTCTGTGGACCTATCGTGATAAGAACAAACATACAAAACGACAATGATTTAGTTGTTAGATTAGCTGATGGTAAAACACTTGTGAATCCTTCAGAAGAATACTTATCCAAACCAGAAGTAAAAGGAGTTGTTGAATTACTTTGGGATATTTTTGGCGGTACGGTAAACGAACAAGGTTACAAAGTACTTGATCCACATATCGGTGCAATCTATGGAGACTCAATTACACTGGATCGCCAAATTCAAATCTATGAGCGATTGGCAGCTAAAGGATTCGCTTCAACTAATATTGTGTTAGGCGTTGGTTCGTACACATATCAAATGAATACTCGAGACACTTTCGGATTTGCAGCTAAAGGCGCATGGTTCGAAGCTGATGGTAAAGCTTACGATATCTTTAAAGATCCAATCACTGATGATGGGACTAAGAAATCCTTAAAGGGTCTAATCATGGTGGATGAGGATCATGAAGTACACACTCAATGTACTTGGTTAGAAGAGGCAAAGGGTATTCTTCAAACTATTTATATTGATGGTAAATTCTTGAATGCGACTACCCTTACTCAAGTTCGTGAACAGTTAGACTCAGCAATATAATGAGAAGATTAATTATTTTGAGTGCAGTTCTATTGGGACTGCGCTCTTGTGCCTTTGAAGATAAGGACACTAAACGTCACTCACCAGTCAAGTATTTAGATAAGTCTTCAACTAATTATGACAAGCAGTACGAAATATACATATTAGATGGCTGTGAATATATTGTGGTCGGTGTAGGTAATACAAAATGGGGTTCGCATAAGGGCGATTGTAAAAATCCTATTCACTTGTGTAATGTTAAGTAGAATAGTAGTATAATAATATAAATCAAATAAATTAAACAAATGTTAGAAACAGTTTTAAATTATGCATGGATGGCGATTCCACTTATCGCTTTAGTGTTTTACAAGTTTACACTAAGAGTATTTTTCGGTATGGTAATTATTCCAGAGGACAAGATTGGATTAGTTACTAAGAAATTCGTTCTATTTGGAGCAAATCGATCCTTACCTGATGGTAAGATTATTGCACTTAATGGTGAACCTGGATTTCAAGCAGACACCCTAGCTCCTGGACTCTATTGGTTCTATTGGGTATGGCAATTCTCAATTGAACAGTCACCATTAACTATTATTCCACAAGGAAAGATTGGACTCTTATCTGCTAAAGACGGTGCACAACTACCAACTGGTGCTATCCTAGCTCGACACGTAGAGTGTGATAATTATCAAGACACCCATGCATTCTTAACAAATGGTGGTCAACGAGGTAAGCAAGTAGGTTACTTAAATAATGGTGTATATCGTATCAATCCATTCCTATTCGATTTAGCAATGACTGATATTACTTATATCGAAGATGGTCAAGTCGGAGTAATGACTGCACTTGATGGTGTTCCACTAGATCAAAGCGCGATCGCTGGAAAAGTAATCGAAGGTCATAATAATTTCCAAGATTTCGATTCATTCTTATTAAATAACGGTCAACGTGGTCTACAGACTCAAGTAGTTCAAGCGGGTAATTACTCTCTTAACCCATGGGCAGTACAGGTCGAAAAGGTTGCCATGACTCAAATTCCTATTGGACACGTAGGTGTTGTAATATCCTATGTTGGAGATGAAGGAGTAGACACTACTGGTGAAACCTTTAAACATGGTAATATCGTGAAGAAAGGTGAAAAGGGTGTATGTATCACTCCATTAGATCCTGGAAAGTACGCAATCAATCCATATACACATAAGATTGAAGTTGTACCAACAACTAATCTAGTACTTAACTGGGCAAATGCACGAAACGAGTCTCATCAATTAGACAAGGGATTAAGCACAATCACAGTACGTTCTAAAGACGGTTTCCCATTCAACCTAGATGTATCTCAAATCATACATATTCCTGCAACAGAAGCACCGAAAGTAATTGCACGATTCGGATCAATGCAAAACTTGGTTTCTCAAGTATTAGAGCCAACTATCGGTAACTACTTTAGAAACTCGGCACAGGACTCTGACGTTATTGCATTCTTAACTACTCGTCAAGCTCGACAAAATGCAGCTAAAGATTCTATCAGTAGAGTATTAGAAGAGTACAACGTACATGCAGTAGATACACTTATCGGTGATATTACTCCACCTGAATCCTTGATGAAAACTCTTACTGATCGTAAGATTGCTCAAGAAGAGGAGGTAACGTTTGAGACTCAACGTAAAGCACAAGATCAACGTAAGACCCTGGAATCTGCAAAAGCATTGGCTGACATGCAAGGAAAAATGGTTGCTGCTCAACAATCAGTAGAGATCTCACAACGTGAAGCTGAAGCATCTGTTAAGAGATCTGAAGGTGAAGCTAAAGCACTAGAATTAAAAGCTGGAGCTCAAGCCAAAGCTAAGAAGATGATGGCAGAAGCTGATGCAGCTCAAATCAAACTTACTGGTGATGCTGAAGCAAGTAAAATCGCAGCAATCGGTAAGTCTACTGCGGAAGCCTATGAGAAACAGGTAAAAGCAATGGGAGCAGATAACTTCGGTAAATTAAAGGTAACTGAAATGATTGGTACTAACGGAATCAAAATTATCCCAGAGATCTTGATCTCAGGTAATGATGGAAACGGTGCAATCAATGGATTACTTGGAATGGAAATGTTAAAGCAAATCCAGGACAAGAAACAAGTAATCACAGAGGTTACAGCAAAGGTGACTCCTCCGACTGAGTAATCAGTCACTCATATACCGACCGAGGGCTTGCTAACCGCAAGCTCTTTTTCGGGTTAAGAAGCATTAATATGACATACGAATCAATTGATATTACTCTTGAACAGGCTCAATTCATCAAGAATCTTCGAGTAGTCGAAGGCTATAGTTGGAGAGCAGTGGCTAGAGATTATTCTGAAAAGTACATGAAAGAGAAAACCACTAACCAAATTTTAGGTATGAATCTATGTACATCGGCTATGTGTCTATTAGGTGAAACTGTAGAAGACGATTGGAATTAATAAAAATGAAAATGAAAGTATACTGTAAATCTTGTGAAAAGCCTACATCGCATCGTCAGAAGCTGCACGATATTGTATGTAACAAATGTGATATCTGTAACTATCCTATCTTCCTTCAGAGGATCGGCGATGGAAGAAGTAATATTGGAAAAAGATTGATATGGGTCGAATGGTCAGAAGACGGTCGAGGCAAAGCTTTACACGGTGAACCTCAAGTAGGATTCAGTCTATGTTTAGATCCATATACAATTAATCCAGATATTGAAGGTATACCTTCTGCTTCCGGTTTTGGTTGGATGACTACTGGTGTTACTGAAATCTTAGAAGATAAAGTGTCTAAAGAATATCATAAGATTCACTTCAAGACCAAGAATTCTGAATATGTTTTACACTCAACAACCATTGAACCATGACAAACTGGAAAGAAATACCAAGCACAGCACAGTGCTTTCAATTAGGAGACGAACCTGAATTAATCCATGTAATTAAGACTGGATTTAGAGACATGTACATGGTAGTGCATGAAGATGCATATGAATACTCAATTGGAAAAGTTGAATTTGGAACCAAGAAGGATATTGAAGTAAAATATAAAATAACAATTAATTAGAATGGAAGATCGACAAATTATCCTAAATCAAATCAGGACGCCAGACGGTACCGTTTTGAAATCTATGCATCGTCATGATTACGTGACCTACACTGATAAGAATGGTCTTGAATATATGGTAGATGGAGGTAGTGAATACTTACGACGTACTGTTCATGAATCAGCACCATATGAAGAGATAAGTGTTTATGAAGATGCCCCATTCGAAGAGATTCGTGAAGCTTTCCATAGAGGCGGCCGAGGTAAAGACGGTACTGAGCCTCTTACTTGGGTACCGATGTCAAAAATGAGCGATGAGTGGTTACTTGCATGTATTGAATACAACGAAGATCGCGGAATGAGTGAATCTTTCGCAAATGAAATGTACAAGAAGGAGTTAATGCATCGTCTTTACGATCCGGCTCTTTCAATTAAAGATTAAGGCTGTGGATCAAACGGAGCGTCTATCTCAGCTTGAGTTACATCAGGTGCCTGGAATTTAACGATTTCAGGCATTTTTAGTTTTTGATAAAGATCATATAGTTCTCTAGCACCAGCTATTCGATTTGGGTGGCGACGATCAGATTCTGCACAACGCTCATATCGAGCAGCTACTTGATATGCTGCGTCTTCAACCGTTGCAGCTTTTTCAATTGCTGGCAATGATGATTTCTCAGCAGTCTGAGTAAGCTCATAATTAAGTAATTTTAATTGAGAGTCTACTGTAAACTGAGCTGCTCCAGTTATTCCAAGTTTAGCTAGTCTACTAAATCGATCTGATCCCCACTGAACAAGTCCTTTAAATGATCCACCGACCGCTTTAGGATTGAATTTTGATTCTCTAAACATGTTACCAGCAAAAGCGGCAGCCGTTTTTTCTGAAAAACCATATTCAGAAATGAGCTTACTCATTATCTCAATACCTTTATCTCTTATGCTAGCATAAGCCGCTCCATCATCAAAATAGGACTCATTTATTTGAATCCACTCATTTAGTGGTAAAATATGTTTCATATTAAAATAACCAGTTACCTGATGTTTTTTCTTTAGCTGATGAAGTCTTCTTAAATTCATTTTCAGTATCATCCATCGATACTCCTAATAGACCTGCAATACTTACTTCAGGCGCTTTAATTTTACCAGTAACAATATATGCTGCGAACTTATCAATTGCACCATCTAGTGTATGCACAGAAATAATACTTGGAATAGATGCATAATTCCCAGCAACTGGTAATTCTCTTTTATATTTCTCAGGTTGAGCTTCTCTAAATCCAGTTTCAGGATCTGAACCCTCTTCATCTGGACTAAATTTTTTCTTAGCTACACTATATACTGCAGTGTACGACATTCCTCGAGAGCTTGCCTCCTGATTTTCTTTTTCTAATTCAAATCCAGAAGTCTTAGCGTATGCACTTGGTGCTCCTTGTACTCTACCTCTACCTTCTTCAAAAAGCTCCTGTCTAAAATCTCTAAATTTTGAAAATAACCAAGTTTGGGTTCGACCTGCATCTGAACCTAGTGCAGATGCAACTTCATCAAATTCAGGATCATTTTCTCTAGAATAGGGTTGATTATCGATTTGATTTATCATTCTCTCCTTGATTTCAGGTCTAGCTTTAGCTGCAATCTTTGCAAATCGATTAGCAAATACTCTTACAAAATCCCTTGATGTAGTTTCTCCTTTTGCTGCTGTTCGGGTTTCTCTAGTTGTTCTAGGCTCAGTCGCTGGAGTAACTGGTAAAACGTAAACATATAATGGTTTCTCTAGAGAAGGAGCGTATTTTTTCTCTCCTTGTCTACTCATTGCTCTAACGAATTCTTGGATCTTACCGTTCGTGTTTCCTCCTTTAGTATCATGAACACCTCTTAGTTGTGATCTATCTACACCACTAGTAGTCAACTCAGAATATCCATAATCAATTACCTTCTTTCTTTCTGGGTCCCATGCCATTACTGCATACTGTTCTCCAGTAGCACCCTTACTTGGTTGTTTATGGTATAGGAACATAAAGAAGTCAATCTCTTTGTTTACAATAAAGATTCTGATCTCACCAAATGGAATCGATTGTAGGTACCATGCAAAATCAGTGTATTCGCTCTTAACCTCCTTGTCTTGGAATGGACTGCGATTAGACTTACGACCTCTTAACTTAATTGGTTCGGGAATCTCAACGTCCGGTGAAGGAATATAATACTTATATGACATAGGCACAGCTGCTCTAGATTTATAAGTGTGACCCATTTGAGGATAACGATCAGCGTAGTGTTCCTCTTTTGTATGGATCGTTCGGATCATATCTTTTGGAAGACCTAATTGACTTAAATTCGAGTCTTCAAATATAAAAAATGACTCAAAAGTCGGTGCACAATAAATATCTCTTTTAGACATCATATGAAGTTTTTTATTATTTATTCGATAAATAATAAAAATTATTCTCTATTTTGATAAAGGATTTTCAAAGTTTCATAAATGAAGCAATAACTTTAAAAAAGGAAGGGGGCGCTCATTATTTAGAGAGAGCAGACACTCGCCTTTCTCAACTTGAAATAATTGGATTCACTAATAGTAAAGGAGAAAAGGTTGAATCTACAAAATCAGATATCTCACAAGCTCAACAGTTTTTTAGAAAAGCTCTATCGAATATCGCTGACCCAAATAAAAGCAAGATATTTGCAGATACAGATATTCAGCCAGGATATATTGGAATTATTCGATTAGGCAAACCAAAGGTCACTCTTTCAAATGGAGAAGAGGTGATGCCTATCTTTAGAGTATATGAGAGAACTGATAAATCGACAGGTCAACAAGTCTTTCGTACCGGTACATGCTTTTGGTTATTTACGATAGGCTCGGAAGTATCAACTATTAAGTTATATGATGTTGATGGAAATAGCAAGTCTGAAAAATCTTTCCTAATCAATAAGTCAATCGGCCATATGTTAGCAGATCGACAAGCTGAACTTGCTAAGATATCTAGAGTATTTTCCGTTAAGATGGAATCAACTGAAGACCTTGAAAAGCGACATAATATTGTTCTAACTCCAGGTGGAATATCAATAGTTCACTTAAACCTTGAGAATGCAAATATTAAGGATCAACTTGATGCTATTCTTAAAGACTCAACTTTTATTAAACAGGAGAAAATTCAATTGATTCCTAATCTAGATCGAGAGTCTTCATTTAGTCTTGAAGCAATTCCAAAACAGATGAACGTTACACCAGAAAAAGTATGGTTACTTGAGAAAAACGAGAAATTTAATACTTGGGGAGCAATGCCTATTCTACAATCAAAACAGATTAAAGGACTTACTGGTAATGAGATTCAAATTAAGCTTGGTAAAAAATGGTTACACTGGTTGGAAAAACCAATGTTTAATACTCCACTACAAATCGATAGAGTTATAAAAAAGGGTGATACTATAGTATTGGCTAAAGAGATCGGAAACGGTGATTGGTTAGTAAACACTGGTCTAATCACTGATATTGCCACTGATTCTAGGTCAAGTGAATTTCCATACGTGAAAACCAATGGTTGGGATAGTTCAATCATTATTAATAAAGAGAATGCTGCAAAGATATTTGTTGATTCTAGACTAGTTAATGAGAGTCATAGAGCTCTAAGCTTTTCACAATGGCGATCGCTTAATCACCAATAAAGGATCTGATATCCTCGCCGTCTGGATTATCAAGCGTCCAACATGCATCACCAATTGAACTACTTGCACAGGCAATAGTATTATCCCTCTTTAGTTTTGCCCAAATCTTATCGACTACCGGATTCTGACGGCGCCCTCTACCTGAGTAGAGATGACCAAGTTTCTCAATCAGTGCCCTGTATATTTTAGTAGCCAGACCCTTTCGCATAAGACCCTCATCTAATGTTATATGAGGTTGATATAAGTAATCATGAATCACCTGAAGGGTTAGTACTATTCCAGGATTAGGAATACTATCTCCAGGAAGAATGACTCCCAGATTCATTAAGTTTCCTTCAGACTCTAGTTTTACAAACCTGATCCCTTTCCAATCTAATTCTTGATCAAAAAAATCAGCTCTTTCAAATATATGTTTTAACACTTAAAAATCTTTTAGTTATTTATTCTTAACAGATATTTTAAACCCTGTTGAAAAAACAAGTATAATAGAATAGTTCTTTGAATATTGTATGAGCTGTAGGAATTGAGTATGATTAAGCAACCTTGTGTTCTCAAGGCGCTCTGTGACCGACGGTTCTACATTTGACTACTTACTGAATGTTGGCACAATGGAAACAATAGATGCTACCAATCCTTGAGAGTCTTTAATTCTGATAAAGATTCAAATAGTTAGGGGGAACGGAATTGGGATTTTGGGGTAATACCGCGTCGAGCGACTGACATAAAAGGCCGAATCTTTATCTGAAATTGTTTACAGCCAATAGTATTCTGTGCGATGCATAGCATAGAGCCAACGGTAAGACGTCTAATTCTTCGAGTTGGTTTTAAGCCTAACTTTTATCCAACAAGATAAGATGTTCCAATTGGAAGTGGATAAAGTAGTTATGAAGGTCTCGGTGCGTCACCGAGACCTTTTTATTTTTGTAAAATAGTAATAAAAATGGATATATTAGTAGATTTTGATGGAACGTGTACTACACATGACTTTCCAAGAGTTGGTCAAGAAATTGGTGCACCTGAAGTATTAAGAGACTTAGTATTGGCAGGTAATCGGTTGATACTATTCACCATGCGCAGCGATAGCAGTCAAGGTAAATACTTACAGGATGCAATAATATGGTTTGACGAAAATGATATTCCTCTTTATGGAATTCAGGAAAATCCTACACAAAAGGCTTGGACAAGTTCACCAAAAGCATATGGTCAATTAATAATAGACGATATTTGCTTGGGTATTCCTCTAATGGTTGATCCAAACTTATCGGACCGTCCCTTCGTTGATTGGCCTAAGTGTAGAGTCTTAATGGGAGATCTTGGAATCCTTTAATCTCTAAACTTTCCAGGAAAGATTCTTCTTAAATCATGTCCGTGAGGAACATCCTTTGTTCTAATACCAAAGATCTTCTTTTCTGGTTTCATGCCAGGTTGACATGCATCTTCACCATTCCATTTGAATCCATTACGACATGCCCATCCTTTCATAAAAGGTATTTGTAAAAGTTGACCTGTTACAAAAGGAAAGATTATTCCTGTATTGTTGTCGATCTCCTCTATCTTTCCATGGCGAATAGTTAAAGTTATATCACGACCCATTCTAGAAGTCATGATAATCTCCTCTTCACGCTGCCAGCTTTCAAATAATTGAATATATCTCTTCATGCTTTTAGATTATACAGTCGGTGTAACTGCTGCAATTAACTCATCAACTAGGTTAGCTAAGATAGTCTCGTCAACTTCAGTCATGCTAACAATAAAGTCAGTCTTATCTGCGCGATTTTCAGTACCTCTACCTAAATAGCGAACGTCCATCTCATTAAAGATATGAATCACGTGATAGTCAGTTAATATTACTTCTTCTGGTTTAAAAGTCACTACGTGATCTACGAATGCTTGTAAATTAGTTAGGGTATCTGATTTTACAGTACCGTTATTATCTTTTCCGATAATTTGTGAATCACCAAATCCAAAAAGGTGAATTGTATTAAATTGTGACATTGTCAGTAATTATTTTTATTATTTATCTCTTAAAACAACAAAGGATCCCTTTCGAGATCCTTCATTAGAGCCTGACTTTAAAATTTATATTGGTGTTCCGCAATTTGGACAGAACTTCCAACTCGATTTTTTGTGGCGAGTTCCACAATTGGTGCAATAGTTTCTGATTTCAGCAACTTCTACTGGTTTTTGAGATTCCGGTAAGATCTGCATGTGAACAGTATTACAGGTCCATGAATTGTAGGAAGAGTCATCATTTTTAAATCCTTGATCTGAACCTGCTCCCCTCTCTGCACGACCCGTCTCAAACGAAGTCAAATTAACTGCCGAACTTGTCGATGAACTAATTGTTGGATTAGTCTGACCAATAATGTTACTTGATCCTCCAATCGAAGAGCTAAAATAGATCTGGTTGTGAGTAGTTCCACCATAAATAGGTTGACTCATAGGATCATATGTCCACGTAGTAGGCATAATAGTTGAATTACTCGGCAAAGACTGATCATAAAATTCAACCTTTACCTTTCCATTCTCTCTAATTGCATTTTTGGCTTCGATTGAATCGTCAACTTCATAAGTTTCAAATAGAAACTTTTTAGGCTCATCGATCCATCTCTCTAGGAAGACTCTTTGTCCAGGCTTAATCACTATTCCCGCACTGGAGATTTTAACTCCATCAAGATAGATCATTGCCAAGACCTTTGATGTTTTTGGATTAAAGAGCTCAATTTCGAAATGAGTGCCGCTCTTTACATAGATTTTTTCGCCATATGACTTTAGGCGATTTCTGTTTACTGCAATATTCGCAGTTGGACTCATAAAGCCCGTTGTGTTTTGATAGTACATAAGTTTACCTGTTATTTTTATAAGCAGACATCATCGTGGCTATAGACCACTCAAGAGCTATTAAACTCGATGCCGACTAGAGTGTCAGGCTCTAATAGTATTTAACTATATTTTTTACAAAAGTTTTAAAGGTAATTATTTCTTTAGTACAATATTACTATTGTCTAACTAAAATAAAAATTATGAAGTTTAGCAGAATAATGATTGCTAGAAGTTTAAAGCCAATCGTGAATATTGTAATCCTAGTTTCAGTAGCAACCGCTGCTTTTAAATTAGGTCAAAACTATCAGTCTTCTAAAAAGGAGGAGGCCACTGTGAGTAATCCATATGCACACGCCTTTTCTCCGGAAGAGATTTCAATTGCAGTTAATGAGAGCAATGAGCTTATCATGATTGAACGTGCCACTGGAAAGTATATTGTGTATTCAGATAAGATAGGTCAAACGATCTTTGGAATGTATGCTAATCGTATTCACCAAGAGGTAACGAATGCTGGTAAATAGTATTAAAATCGGTTTAGTGGTGGGAGCCTTTGCTGTCACCGCTCTTACCGTTACTGAGCCGACCACTCCTCAAAAAGAAGAGGTACGTATTCCGGAAAGTATTGATCGAGGCTCTCCGCCATGCATACAAGTGTATAATTATATTAAAGAGTACGCAGATACTTTTGATATTCCTATTCGGTACGCATTTGGTGTTGCCTATGCTGAGACTCGATATAATGGACCATTTCATTGGAGCTACAATCCAGCACAGACAAGTTCAGCTGGAGCAGTCGGTCCGATGCA